TCTGATATCTCTTCTCATTCCTATTCCACTCCAATTCTATAGGGGATAAGAAGAGTATATAAAAAATGTAGGAAAACCAACAATTTTACATTGTCATTTTCCTACATTTTATAACTGTTCTTTACACTTTAAAACTTATTCGTGAATTTATTATGTTCGCATCTTTTTCGACCACCAAAAAGTTGTTAGTACCAAAAAAAGATATGATGGAATTAGTTATCTGTATATTTTCTTGCTGACAGATTATATGGTTGTTTTTCAATTTGTTTAAGTCGTTGGTGGAAGCGACTTTTTCCATAAAAAACCTCTTTTCTTTTTAATTTATTTTATCAGAAATGCGCAAAGTGTATATAATTTTTTCCGAAAACTAAATACTTTACTTACAACTTTTGATTTCAAAAAAAAAGAAAAGTAAGAATGTTGATTTAACAACATTTCTTACCTTCTCTAAAAGCGTGTAAAGCATAAAATGGAGATGGCGGGAGTCGGTAAAACGTTGATATCATAATACTTTCAACTTTTTGACTATCAAATTGACTACCAAAATTAAAAATCCACATAAGTATTGAATCTATTTGCCAGCTGTTCTTTTGCAGTTTTTGAAACGTGAGTATACACATCCATCGTGGTTTGAATATCTGAATGACCTAACCTCGATTGAACATCTTTGATAGATGCCCCGGCTTCAAATAGGAGAGAAGCGTGAGTGTGACGAAAACCGTGTATTGAGATCTGTTTAAAATCTTCGGGTAGTTTTTTCATTGTGACTAGGTACCATTTTCTGGGTTTGGCCGGCGAAAGAATTCCACCGTCTTCACTTTGAAAGATTAAACCATCCGGAGAATCCTTTTTGAACTCTTTCAATATAGCGATCGTTTTGTCATCTAATGAAATCCTACGAATAGAAGAAGGCGTTTTTGGAGTCTGGATATAAAGGCCGCTAGCGCTTCTTGATACAGCTTTATTAATGTTGAGTGTTTGATTTTTGAAATCAATGTCAGTCCATTTTAGCGCAAGTGATTCACCTTTGCGTATTCCGGTGAAAGCCAAGAGACGAAAGTATACATATGCTCTAAAATTGCTATCACTTTCTAAAGAAGACATAAATTGTTTTAACTCTTCTTTATCATAGAAGTTTAAATCCTTATCCTCGGTTACTTCTTTTTTTCTAACAGGTTTCTTTATTACCTTAGTTGGATTCATGTTGATCAGCTGCATACGAATGGCGTAGTCGAAAACTAGGCCAGCATAATTCATGACCATGCTTGCTCGAACCAATTTTTTATGCCAAATATTCATTTGGTTTTGTACATCCATAGGCTTTATTTCTAGAATGTTTTTTTCACCAAATGCAGGAAGTATATGATTCTTAAAAACACGTTCGGTCTTTAAAAGAGTTGAGGCTTTAACTGTTGATTTGTATTCCTCATACCATAAGTCATATATTTCTTCATACGTTTGAATCTCGGGCTCCTCAGCAACCTCTTGTTTTTGCATACCATTTACTTCTAAATCAGCTATTGCTAAACGAGCTTCTCTTGTTGTCTTAAAACCACGCCTTGTTGTGCGAATTGGCTTTCCTGTATCTGGGTCTGTCCCTAGGTACAGTTGAAACATATAAGCTTTTTCGCCATTTTTTTTGATGTACTCTTTTATTCGGATATCTTGCTTTTTCTTAGCCAATTGCTTCAACTCCTAGAATTTGTTACAATAGGCGTGACCTAATAAGCCTATTGTTTATTTTGTTATCACGCTCTCTGTCCGCCAAGATTGAGGAGCGTGTTTTTTTATTTATTCATCCCATGTAGCAGGACCGTAAGTAACGGAATATGGTGCATTCCCTTTGGAAGAAAAGTGCATAACCACTGTTGCTTTTTTACCACCTGCAATAGAATTAGGAATATTATTTGAATATGTCGAAGCATCGAAAGTCGCTAATTCTGAGTTTCCATCGTACAGATCGAATGTTTGCGCATTAAAGTCTATTGGTTCGTTCGAAGTATTTTCTACTATCGCTGTTACAACAACAGGATGCTCACCATCTTTAGGATCGTTTAAAGATACTGAATCGTCTGCTTTTACTTCCGTAACAGTAATCCTTTCATTAGTTGTAAAGTCAGCAGGTTCTCCATATTTAAATGAACTTGTCGATGATGATGAGCTGCCATCTTCTTGGGTAGCAGATGTACCTTCGAATAAATTCTCAAAATTAGCTATTCGTTCAGATAGCTCACTATTTTCTGATTTCAGTTTTGAATTCTCGGTTGTTAAACTATCCACTGTATCCTGTAAATCTGAATCGTTGGATCCTCCTGCTTGACCATTCTGTCCACTGCATCCGGAAAGTAACAACGCACTAAACAAAACCCCAAAGATTACTTTTTTCATTTCTTTTCCTCATTTCTTTGATATAATAATTTTGTAATCTCTCAGAAATGAGTGGCCTAATCGAAGTTGAGCCTTCGGTTGGGCTTTTTTTAATAGAAGCTTTTAAATACACTTACCGTACCATTTAAATTGAAAAGTATAGTGTATTTGTTTTCAGTTTTTATACCATCGTACTTCCTTGCATAATATTTAATAGCGGCTTTAAATGTTTTTTCTGTTATGCTGAGGTGTTCAGCGCACTCCCAAACACTAACGCATCCACTTTCAAAACAATCTAAAATATCTCCAGGTGTAACAAGAATGGTGGCTCCTGTGTCCCTTGCCTTTTGCTCTTGTTTTCTTTTTTCAGGAGTATCTTGCTCAATTATATTTCCGCTACCTGTTAAGTAATGTCCAATTTCTTCGGCAACAGTAGAGTTTAATTCTTCGTAATTCTGTTGGGGATTCAGATAAACAATCGAACCGTGAATCATCCCTTTTTGATGAATGGGCATTAGTGGATCGAATTTGTAATTTAACTCTGGAAACTTCAACATCAATTCCTCATAAACCTGCATTAGATCACCTACTTTAATTTATAGTGGATTATTTTTTCTATACTCAATGTAGTTCAATATATCTTGCATATCCTTCTCTGGAACATCATCATCTATATGCGCAGCTAACAATTCTCCTTTTGCTCCCAATTTACGTTCTCTATCCTTGGATCTATCAAGCAAATAGTCCACAGACACGTCAAAGTAATCTGCCAAAAGTTCCAGCCGCTCTTTTGTTGGGTTATTAGAATTTTTCATTCGGTAAAGCACATTTTTGGATAATCCAAGATCTTCCTCTACTTGATTTAGAGATTTTCCTCGCAATTTTGCTAAATATTTTATCTTGTCAAATACCGTCATATCAATATTCTCCTTAAAAATCACAAGAAAAATAAACTTTGATGTTAAAAATAGTTGACCAAAATAAACATCAATGTTAATATAGTTCTTGTAAACAAGTTTAACAACTATAAAGACAACAAAAACACCGTTGATTAATAAATGCCAACCGCCAAGAAAGCTTTTAAATCAATGTTTATATGTCTTATTTAGCTATGGACTAATTTTAACACTCATGTTAATAGTAGTCAACATAATTTATTAAACAGTTGTTAAATTTGTTTCGTATTTTGACAAGCGAGGTGAATAGAATGGCAACTTCAAAGGAAACTGTCCAAAAGATTTTGGACTATTTCGATACACAAGGATGGCTTATTCCTGATGTAGCAAGTGCATTAAATGTGTCTGAACAATATCTTCGAAGAGTTTTAAACAATCCAGAAAAACATCCGAAACAAATCACAAACATTATTGCGCACTACAAAATCAGATAGGAGGGAGAAAATGAACACACCACAAATTTTCAATTTCGAGCGAAACGAAGTTCGAACTTTCTTGGAAAATGATATTCCGTATTTCGTAGCAAATGATGTTGCAAAAACTTTGGGATATAAGAATCCAAGTGATGCAACTAATAAGCACTGCAAAAAAGCCATAAAAACATGGGGTAGCGATTCGCTAGGTCGTCGCCAATCTTTCAAAATTATTCCAGAATCAGATGTTTATCGCTTGATTATCAAATCAAACCTACCAAGCGCTGAAAAATTTGAAGCTTGGGTAATGGAAGAAGTTCTTCCAACAATCAGAAAAACTGGAAGCTACTCAAACGTACCTCAAAGCTTCGCTCAGGCCTTGCGACTAGCCGCCGACCTAGAAGAAAAGAATCAACTACTCGAACAGCAAATAGCCGAATACGAACCGAAAATAAGCTATCTGGATATGATCCTATCATCGACCAACACAGTAGCGACTTCTCAAATTGCAGCAGATTACGGAATGTCGGCAATCGCATTGAATAGATTGCTCAATCGCTTAGGTGTGCAACACAAAGTCAGCGGCCAGTGGATACTTTATCGCAAGCATATGAACCAGGGATACACGAAATCACATACAAGTGAGATTCCAAAATCTGACGGCGGCGTGAAAGTAGTCATGAATACTAAATGGACTCAAAAAGGGCGGGTTTTTATTTATAACTTGCTTATCACTGAAGGGTACTACCCTCAAATGGATTTAGAAGAAGTTAGTTAGGGGGAAAGACATGCCTGAGATAGACGAAAAAACCATTCAACTTATTTTGAAGAAGTATGTTCCTAAACGATATCTGAATCAGCGTGAGGCTTGTATCTACGCAGGGACTAGCCCAAAAACGATGAACGAATGGATAAAACGAGGATTGAAGCAAATCGTTCTTGATGATGAGAGTAACCCAAAATACGATGTTCGAGATATCGACGCTTTCATGGAAGAACACAAAATCGGGATCGGGAAGTGATTGCATGACCTACACACTACAACAAGAGCTGCTGATTGACACTCTAGCTAAAGAGAAGGTACACAGCCTGCATGAGCAGTTAAACGATCGCAAGAGCTTACTGAGCGAACCTAAACGAGATGTGCTAGGTAGAGATCTCAAAAGGTACCAAGATTTACTTTATCAATGCCGATTGAATCGGCAAATAGATTTGAGGTGAATTTTTTGAAGATACCAAAAAAACCGAACTATTCAAAAAAGCCGTTCCCAACTGATAAAGAACGGCGTGACTGGGACGATTTCGTGAATATGACCATTGCTGTGGGTGCGTTGATTATAGCGTTGCTAAATTTATATTTCCAATTAAATAATTGAAAATATAAATGCTAGGAAGCTAATTATAAGAGCTGCTATAGAAATAATTCTAGTTATTACTATTGAACGGAAGTTGAAAAGTTCGCTCTTACCCTCAGTAGTAATAGCAAAGTAATCTCCATAGTTAGGTAGTCCCCAATGTCCTGATGAGTAAGTTCCATCTGGTAAGCGATCGACCCAATTTTTCTCTTCTAGAAATTCAAGGTGCCGATAATTGTCCTTAATTTTGACCTTGCCCTTTAAGTTGGCGATAGAAAGCAGCAAGTAAATTGAAAAATCCATATTACTCCCCTTATCAATTATTTCAGCCGACAACTGACTGATAAGGAAATTATACAACAGAAAGGGTATTTTAAATGTGGATAAAGGTTAAACAAGTCTTTAGTTATACGCTAGCCCTGGTACTGTACTCAATTCCAGTTGCAACAATACTCGGAGTAATATGTGCAACATTTTATTTCAGTGAACCTTTGATTTTAGCGTTGTTTTCCTTATTAGTTAGTCTGATTGTCGTTTTTAAAAACGATTGAAACATCTTCTTGAGTTAATTTGATGACTTTGGTTCTCCATTTGAACATTCATTTGAAATTCTTTAGAAAAGTCGTCTTTAGTCTTTTTATAGTTGCTCATTTTACACCTCAATCAGAAAGGATAGTTGCTATGAATGAAAAAATTATGGAATTTATTCATCAAGCTATAACAGTTGATGATGATTACAGCAAAAACTTGCTAGAAATATACAAGATAATGAACGGATTGAAAAACGGAAATTTGGTTGTTACAAAAGAAAAAATTAAGGAAAGGAATCAAAAATAATTATCCATCAATACACCACCAGTTTTTAAACAATTATACCAAAGGAGCAAACACATTGAAAAACAAACTAGCAAAAACAACAGCAATCATCGGACTAGCGCTAGGTAGTGGCGTTATCGGCTACGCAGCAAGCAACGCATTTCAAGACTTGGACACGATCAAGGCGAACTTCAACACAGTCTTGCAATACGGACAAACGAAATCGCAACGTGTGTCAGAACTCGAATCACAGCTATCCAACAACACTCGCACACAGGAGCAGCTGAAAGCAGAAATCGAGCAAATCAAATCGGACAAGCAAAAGGAAATCGAAGCCAAGCAACGAGAGATTGAAGCTAAGCAGCAAGAAATCAACACTAAGCAACAGGAAGCCGATAGCTTGCGCCAACAACTATCCACAGTGCAAAACGACAAGGAGCAGTTAGAACAGCGTGTGAGCGAATTAAGACAGTATACGGATCAAAAAGTGCAAGAAATTAATAAATAAAAATCAGGAGGGAAAACGAATGGCAAATTTAGCAAATATGAATTTAGAAATCAATGAGGAAGTAATCCAAACAATTTTTAAAGAAACACTGAATCAATCAATTATCACTGCAATGGGTAACAAGGAAGACTTTATGTCGGCTTTGATCAATAACGCTCTCAATGAAAAGGTTGATGATCGTGGTGAAGTTAGTCGATACAGCAGTGATAACAAATATTCATTTTTGGATATACATGTTAAAAAAATCGTACAGGCTGCTGCAAAAGAGGCTATTAACGAGTACTTGGACGAAAACAGAGAGTTGCTTAAATCGGTTGTTAAACGAGAAATGGAAAAAGAAGAAAATAAATCTGCAATTGTGAATGCTTTTGTTCAAGGTGCGGTGAACTCGTTTGACTATAACTACAACTTTAGTGCAGACGTAAAAATCGAAAAAAAAGAAGACGAGTATTATTGACAGAAACGCTTAACTTAAAAGGAGTTGGGGAAATGATTAAATCAATCACTATCTCAATAGAATCAAACGGATCGACAATGCAGCATACCGTCTCAACAAGAGAAGAAGCGCTCGCTTTGATTGATCGATACTTCAAGGAGGAGTCAGTATGAATAAAAAATGGTTAGCAAGTCTAAATAGAAATCACTTTTACAAAGCACGACAACTCCAAGCAATTTCATATTTGAGCATTGGGTTAAACATCGTCCTTTTGTTAACACTGGTTTGGATCATGGGGGTTAAGTAGTATGACCAGAGCAGAAGCACTACGTATCGGCAAAATCGTTGCTGATCGTGGATACAAATACGAGAAACCAATCATTTTAGCTAAACAGAATATTGAACGGATGAAGAAACGGAGGGGGATTGTATGAGTGAAGATGAAATTTTGAAATTGATTCAAATTCTGATTGGAAGCACATCAGCAACTGGCTCGCATGGCGAGGACATGGATCGAATAGTTCCGAACGTTAACAAGTTGGGCAGTATTGCGGTTGAGTTAGTAAGTAATCTCAGAACGATAGCTGACGCTTGGGAAAACAGGCATGAAGCATCTATTAAAGCTGTTGGTGATAAAGCAAGATATTGGATTGATTTTATTGAAACCGAGGTATTGGAAACAAAAAAGACCGACTAGCCGGCAAGCTTTAGTCAGTCGATAACAAAAAAATATTTACCTAAGTTTACCACACATTGAGAGGAGTGGGAAGATGTCAGATTATATCGCAACAGATTACGACAACCTGATGCAAGACGAAAGCAGCCATGTGATGCCTAATATCCATTCTTTAGACGACAACGAGGAAGAATTAGACCTGTCAGCACATTGGAATGAGGACGATAACGGAACGATTGTTCATGAATCGGATTGGATGTTTATAGGGTATCGAGAAAACAAAAATGGCACGCTTGCTAAATATGTCGTACAGCAAGAGAATTTCTTACTTGTAGTTGATGAATATGGACCAAAATCACTGAGGATGGACACGATGAAAATTATCAGTGGTAAAGAATGGCTGAAACAAAGACAGGAGGAATTTAAGTGAGCGATAAAGAACGAACATTTCTAGAGAGAGTATCTCTTTTAATAACAGAATTAAAAGCACCTAAAGGCCAATATAACAAGTTTGGTAAATATAATTTTAGAAGTGCGGAGGACATTTTGGAAGCCGTAAAGCCTATAGCATACAAATATGGATTAGTTCCTAAATTGTCTGATAAACCAATTATGATAGGAGATTGGCATTACATTGAAGCTACCGCATCTATAAAAGATGCAAAGACAGGTGAAGAAGAAATCGCAACAGCTTATGCTAGAGAACCGCTTGCTAAAAAGGGAATGGATGAATCTCAAATAACAGGAACAGCTTCATCTTATGCCCGTAAATATGCAATGAACGGACTTTATCAGATTGATGATACCAAGGATGCAGATTCGGATGAATATACCGAGCAAGTTAAGCAAGCAACACCTAAACCAATTACAAAATCGCAACAAGAAGCTTTGCAAAAACGATCTGATGAAATTGCTAAGATGGCTAAACTTGAAAGCAAGAATTTCTTTGACCAGATTACGGAAAAGAAAATTGGTTACTCAGTAGACATCAACAAAATAAACACGGAACAACTTGCGACATTAACGAGATATCTGAATGAACTGGAAAAATATTATCAAGGCAAGAAGTGATAAAAATGCAGCATTTGGGGAGAATAATTAATCACGATAGCAACAAGTTGACTATTGAGTTTGAAGACGAAATAAATGCCGAGTATTTAAAAACCTTGGCACGTGGGAAAGAGAATCTGGTCAAAGTAAAACTAATAGACAATGAACCACTTTCAACGAAACAGAATGCTCTTTCTCACGCTTTAATTCGAGACATAGCTAATTGGTATGTTGATGATCCAGAACACGTAGAAGAAATGCTCAAATACGATTATAAGTACACAGAAGACGAACCTTTCTCACACGCCGTAGCAAGTATGAACGAAGGCAATATTTGGATAACGAAAATCATTCAATTTGTCATACGAGAAGGGGTCCAACTCAAACAAAGATACTCATATCTACTAGAACATGATAGCTTTTTCTACTATTGCTGCAAGTATCGAAAATGTGCAGTTTCTGGTAGACCAGGAGCGCAAATACATCATGTTACGGCAATTGGTAATCGGCATAGAAATAACGTTGACCATCGGCTATTTCCATTCGTGGCTTTGGATTGGAAAACACACAATATTGCTCACCAACTTGGGCAAGAGGAATTTCTAAAGAGATACCAGATCAAGCCGGTTTATTTGGATAAAGAAGCTTTAATCAAGATCGGCATTATGAGTAACGCTCAAATAATGCGCTTTGATGAAAAGTACGAAACAGAAGAGTTGTTCAAGAAAGCAATAGAGGAGGGATAACGTGGCAGAAATAAGTTGGATTAAGCTTAAGACGACAATGTTTGATGATGAAAAAATAAGGTTAATTCAAGCAGTTCCTGAGTCAGATGCAATCTTAGTCATTTGGATAAGACTTCTCGTATTAGCAGGGAAGACTAATGATGATGGCTTGATCTATATACAAAGAAATATGCCCTATTCAGAAGAAATGCTAGCAACCCTTTTTGGTAAAAACGTCAACACAGTTAGATTAGCGCTGACGACCTTAGCTAGTTTCAACATGATCGATCTTAGCAACGATGGCTTAATAGCAATTAGTAATTGGGAAAAGCATCAAAACGTTGAAGGTATGGAACAAGTAAGGTTGAAAAATGCCATAAGAAACAGGGAATATCGTGAACGGAAGAAGCAAGAAAAGCTTCTATTAGAGCGTGACGTTAGCGTGACGTCACGTGACGGTACAGATATAGATAAAGAAAGAGATATAGATAAAGAGAAAATACCATATAGCGACATCATCAAATACTTGAACGAAGCAACAAGTAAATCATTCAAGGTTACTCAGAAATGGAAAGACCTGATCAAAGCAAGATGGAACGAAGGTCAACGATTAGATGATTTCAAAAAAGTAATTGATGTGAAAACAAACCAATGGTTGAACAACCAAGAAATGAATAAGTACCTAAGACCAGCAACACTCTTTGGAAATAAGTTTGATGATTATTTGAATGAGTATCGTCCACAAGTTAATTCTTCAATCTCCGATGAAATTGCTGAATCTCAAAGGAGGTTGTCTGAAGCCTATGAACAATGAGTTGAAACTTGTGGCTGAAATGCTAAACAATCCATCAATCATTACCAACATTGACATCGATTCAGAATGGTTTGAAAGTCCTCAGTGCAAATTGATTGTAGAGTCAATGACTAGACTGCGAGGAATGAAATACACCACCGAACAGGTCCATCGAGAAATGCGAACCATTGATTACTTCAAAGCAGGGACAGCAGATGAATTAGACATCTTGAAGAATTCCGCTAATCAGCTTGGAATTGAAAGAGAACTAGCGAGGATCATACACAATGATTATCTTGATCGCAAGTTGCATTCAGCGTCCGTAAAATACGCTGAGACGCTTTCTAAGACAGATGGGGATAAGTTATCCAGATTGCTAGAAGAAAAGCGTGACGTGAATCATATTAAGTCTGACGGCAAGTTGGATAAAGCTTTCGCAGAATTTACAGATAGCTTGGATAAACCAAGTGAAGTTATGACAACTTACAAACCTTTAGATGCATTTCTTGGAGGAGGCTTCACAGGAGGAAAGCTAATTGTCTTGGCTGGGCGACCAGGTACAGGTAAAACAGCTTTCGCATTGAACATTATGCATAGACTATTTTCAGACAATGACAATGTACAGTGTGATTTCTTCACTTTCGAAATGGGTCAAAACGAATTGATTAAGCGGCTTATCTCGAAAGAAACAAGAATCAACTCTATGCTGTTCGTTGGAAATAATAAACTGTCAGACGAAAACAAGGTGAGAGCCAGAAAGTCATACGAGGATATGAAGAACAGATTTGATATGCGAGTGTACACTTCGGAATATTCCAATTTAAACGATATCAAGTATGCCATCAAACAGCGATTAAGCGACAAACGGTATGTAGTGTTTGTGGACTATGCAGGGCTGATAACTGTCAATGATACACGCAAGAACGAACGGCAAGTAATGAACGAGGTTACACGAGAGCTGAAGAAGCTGACAACTGATTATGGAATCACGATCGTTTTGTTGGCCCAGCTAAGTAGGGCGGTAATGAACAGAGAAAATAAACGTCCGATACTCAGTGATTTGAAAGAATCAGGCTCGCTTGAACAAGATGCAAATGTTGTGCTGTTGTTATCTGCTGATGAAAAAGAAGAGCGAAAGATACGATGTGATGTAGCAAAAAATAGGGAAGGCATGACAGGTATAGCGCCTTTTATATTCGACAAGAAATATATGGATTTCTCAGTAGACTTTGACGAATGGAGAGGTTAGATGGACGGACAAACATATCTGGCTATCTTCAAAGAAAACGGCCTTGTGCGATCGGACTTAGTCAAAATATTGGAACATCAAGTTAAGGTGTTTCAAGAAAATAATATGCCAGCGAATGCAGAAGAAGCTAAGTGGCTTGCAATCGAAATAGCTGAGGAAGAAAAAGCACAAGGCTATCCATTCTTAAATGGCAATGAAAATAGAGAACAAATCGCACAACGATACTTGAAAGCGAGGGGAATGTTCTGATTATCACGATACCAGGAGAGCTAACAGACCTGAACAAATTCATCAATAGCCAGCGGACGAACCGCTATGCAGGCGCCAAGTTGAAAAAGGAGAACACGGAAAAATGTTGCTATGCATTCTTGATGGCGAAAGCGGCAGGACTGAGAGTGACAACGCCAATCAACTTGAAAATCACTTGGTATTGCAAAAACAAGCGCAAGGATAAAGACAACATTGCATTCGGAATCAAGTTTATCTTGGACGGAATGATTGAAGCGAGAGTGATCGCAAATGATGGATGGGGTGAGATTGCCAACTTTGAACATCGGTTTGAAGTGGATAAGGATTGCCCGAGAATTGAAATTCAGATTATAGAAGAAACGAGGTTTTAAAACAGCCATGATAAAAAAGGTATATGCTAAGTTGCCGGATGGGACAAAGAAGCAAGTTCATTCTATTGATTTCTCCAATCAGTATGTCGAGGTGGTAGATTACATGGCTTTTGATGGTATATCTGAGTGGTGCCTTGATGACGTTGAAATTGAATTTTTTCAACCGCAACTCAATTCAAATCAGCAGATAGTGTTGGAGTGGTTGAAAGAAGAGCAGACCAAAAATCCAGAATTAACAATTTTTGGCACACTTTCAGTTTTGTTTGATGAATCAGAAAATCGGTTTATGAGTCTTGATGTAATCGATGCGCTAATCGACCTATCTAATTCGCAGCAAGCTGGTGTTTTCCAAGCATTCAGTAAATGGGCTTTGGGACAGGAGGAAGAGTGATGAATAGGAGGCAAAAAAATAAACATTTTAAAAACTGGCTAATCGAAAACGGTTATCCAGATAAAAAAGTAATACTTTATTGTTCAGAATGTGGCAACAGATTGAGTTTTAAGAATGAATACCATAAGAGACATCTATTGTGTAACGAATTTTGCTTTATGCATAGCATCGGGCTTGGATGGAATGATTTTCTATGATGAATAGGGGGAAGAAAAATGATAAATAATGTCACTCTAGTCGGAAGACTAACGAAAGATCCGGATTTGAGATACACGAGCAGTGGTACTGGTGTTGCAACCTTTACCCTAGCAGTCAACCGCAACTTTACAAGCGCTGACGGCAATCGGGAAGCAGATTTTATCAATTGTGTTATTTGGAGAAAGCCAGCTGAAACGCTAGCGAATTATGCGAAAAAAGGCGTGTTGATCGGAGTAACAGGACGGATCCAAACACGTTCCTATGATAACCAACAAGGACAAAAAGTTTATGTCACCGAAGTGGTTGCGGACAACTTCCAGCTGCTAGAAAGCAAGAAAGCCGATTCTAGCCAAAATACACAAGGTGGCGGCGTTTCAAATAGTCAAACGAATAATTACACTCGCAACCAACAAAACCGCAACAACGATGAATCAGACCCATTTGGTAACTCATCGATTGATATCAGCAATGACGATTTACCATTTTGAGAGGTGAGCAGATGACACCAACACAAGAAAGCATACGCAAACTATCGGATAAAGATTTGATTTGGCAAAAGAAATCAGTCGCAAGTCATTTAGAAAGAATCAAGCTGCGTGATCAATGGCTGACTGAAGAAATGGAACGGAGGAGTAAAGCATGGACAAACAAGAATTGATTAATAGTGTAAAAGCTTGGGGTGCGTGGTGTACCGACCATAACACTGGTGAAAAAGATCGATACGTAAAAATTAATAAAGTTAGAGAATTTGTTGAGCAGCTAGACGAACAGCCTAAAATTACAGTGCCTAGAATTCTGGATATATACATTCAAAAAAATAAAAAAAGTAGCGTATCGGACATTTTCAACCAAGACTGGTTTCACGAGAGCGTAGACGAGGCGGATGATGAAGTTAATAAATGGCTGTACGACAACGACACAGCAGAGAATGACAGAAGATATCTCATTGCAATTCAAGCTTTTGTAACAGGTGAGTATGAGGTGGAGAAAGAACCACTATATCAAATTGAACTTCCCGGAACATCATGGGGCGCATATCTAACTAAAGCTGATAATGGAGATTTAGTGATATTTCAAAATACTACAAGCGGATCAACATTTACCGAATCAGAAATCAAAGCAATCGATGAAAGATATTGGGCATTCGCAGTACCAGTGGAGGAAGTCAAATGAAACTAGCAGACACAGTAACAGGAGTGCAAGACGGCAAGTATAGCCCACCGCAACGCGTAGTCAGAAAGCAACGTAGTGTAAAAGCAGGCATCGAGTATTGGTGCGTGACCGGACGTTTTACAAAACCTTTCAAAGCAGTGTGTGTCAAAGTGCTTGAGAACTCAGCTATTGTGACGTTTGGCAGCGATCGGACAGTTGTTAGATTGCGAAATATGAAGAGGGTGGAATGATGGCTAACAAAGAAGATTTATATCGGTTGGAAAGGTTAGTTAATACGCCAGGTGCTGACGAAGACGAAATCAGAGTTTTGAGAAAGGCTTTGTGGGGAAAGAGTTATGATCGACCAAAGCAGAATAGATACAACTCAACACCTGTCAGATTTACTTTTCCAGATGGTGAAGTCAAAGAATTCAGCACACAGCGTGAAGCCGCAGAGATGTCAGGGCTGAACAAATGGACCTTGGATCGAGCATGCAGATTGCAGATACCTTTGAAGAAAGGCAATTTTGCAGGTGCTATGGTGGAGATATTGAGTTAGTAATCGGAAGAGATAGCAAACTGGAAGGGAAGATAGAAAATGGAGCAATCAATTCATATTAACTATGCAACGAGAAAATTTTTGTGTTTAGAATCTTTTTCATCAGAAGGAAGACATTGTTTAAAAGATGAAACTTATACAGCGCATCCAATTGACGGTGGGTATAAGTTAGTGTTTGAAAACGGGGATATGAATTTTACAGAAGAATTATTTGAACGCGTTGTCGAAGCGTGGTCAGATGTATTAGTTGAAATTACAGGATAGTAAACTATACACCAAAATAACCAACTGAAGGAGTTTTAGCAAATGTTAACTTTTGAAAAAGTGCAACAAGGAAATTTTGAACTTGTTTACAAGATTCCGAAAGAAGTAGGACAACGTTACGAAGAATTGACTTCTTTTTACCGAGGAAGAGACTTTAACAAGGAGATTGAAAGTTATATCGAATCCTTTGTAAATGACTTTAGATCATTCGTCACACCAGAAAATGAAAAAGCTTTGGATGAAAGGCTTGTTAAATACAACAAATTGGTAGTTGAGTTGCGAACCAACATTTTGAAAGCAACGACAATTCCATCTGTAATGATTTCCGGCGGTGCTAACTATCCCACTAGAAAGAAAAAGCGTGAACTTGATCGCATTCATGAGTTGGAAAGGGAACTATACGCCAACGATGGGAAGCATGAAAGATTTTTAGATAATACAAGAAAAATGTTTGATCCAGTTTTGATCGAACAAAGAGAAAATGTAGAAGCTAAACGAAAAGCTAAAGCAAAAGAAGAAGGCTGGCAAGCATTTTATAGCGAACTTGAACACGAAGAAATTGCTGGTTATGGCATCGATTTAGAAGAGAACCGAATTTACATCGTAACTAACGGAAAGCCGTCCGAGGATATAAGAGGCTTATTAAAATCAGCTGCAATGCGTTGGTCGCCCAAAAATAAACGATGGCAAAGAATTTTGACCGAAAATGCAATACGAGCGATTGAAAATAAGATTCTCATTCCGCTCAAATTATCTGAATAATAGTCAGCTATCCGACGAAATAGAGGAGGCAGAGCAATGATTGAAGTTTGCGATGAAAGAGACGGTAATGTTTTGATTAATGTTGAAAAAATTCGATTTATTGAAGAAGAGAGATACGGTTGTATGACATATATCGTCTTGGATGGCGATCGCACGTTTAAAGTATTTGAATCTTATGAAGATGTTAAGTCCAAAATTAAGCAAGTGAGGTTATCGGATGAGTAAATACCTTGATTTTCAGGAGCTTGTTCCTTCTGGAAGAAAAACCAAAATTATAAGAGTATTAAGCAAAAACAATGTTTTATTAGGAGATATCAGCTTTTGGCCGGCGTGGAGAAAATATGTTTTTAATCCTGCGTGGGGAACGATGTTTGATGATAAATGCTTAAAGGAAATTGTCAATAAGCTTGATGAAATGAATATTGAAATTAGGCAAGAATGGGCTAATCGACGAAAAAGTAATTCCGCAATCGTCAGCGATAGCAAACAGGAGGAGGATTTTAATGAATAGATACAGGTGGCGCGCAATAATCGAAGCTCAATATAGAGAGGCAAGAAAAGCACATTGCTATTTTGACCGCAAGACACAAAAAAAGATTTATCAAATATGGGTTCGTGCAAGGAGACTCGGGCTTATGACAGCTCCATTTTCCTCGTTCAGAATGAGCGTGGTATCCAAAATGAGCTGGGGAAATACTCCGATTGAAATGAAGATGAATATCGGACAGTTGGAAAAGCATCTGAAAAAGATTGCTAAAAATCGCAGTCAGGAGGGATAAGATGGTACCGAGATTTAGAGGTAGAAATATTGAAACAGGAGAATGGGTGTACGGACATCTATTTTACTTTGATGACGGTCGACACTTCATCAGCCCAACAGGAACTGATGTTGCAGGAGGATATGGTGGAGCGCCAGCTAAGTATAGATTAGAAAATTTGGTTTGTTTTGAAATTAAGCCAGAAACTGTGGGGCAATCCACTGGCTTGAAAGATAAGAACGGCGTGGACATCTTTGAAGGGGATTTGGTAAAGAAATTCTCGAATATTAACAAGTTTACAGATGATTTCGCAGAAGACATCGAACCAACTTATGGGACAACATCCATTGTGCGTGACGGTGCTTGTTTTAAAACAACTTTCAAAGGTTTACCCAGCTTGGTGTTGAATCAAAACGGCGGTTCTATGGCAAAACACATGGAAGTCATTGGCAATGTATGGGAAAACCCAGAACTATTGGAGCAAGCTAATGAAAACTAGCCACTCAATCATCATAATACTGTTAACGATCCTTGGCTTGAGTTGGCTATCCTATACAATAATCAACCAGCAACAGCAAATCGTAAATCTAGAACAACAGCTGCAGCATGAGCAACTAAAATACAAAATGCTTTATCGTGATCCGGCGGTTAGGGACGCGATTGAGAGTGGAGGGTAAGAAAATGACAGATCAAAAACCAATGTGGCAGATAATGAGAGAAGCTGCTTTAGAACGTGAAGAAAATAAAATTCTAAAAAGAGAAGAGGAAAAACGAGCTGTTCAACAAAGGATAAAACAAATAGTAGCGAATTCTAATGAAGGACACGATTATTACTTCCATGATGATAATGGTTCCAAAATGCGTGTTCAAAGAGTGCAAGAAATTCAATTCGGATTAAACCAAGTGAGGGCTCTTTTCACATTTGGAAACCAAATGTTCCTTGTTTTGTTGCCGGTAGATAATAATGAAAGATGGGAGCTAATCAGCAAGGATGATTGCTTATGACGGTTGCACTGGAATCAGGGGGATGAACGATGGACTTTGCAGTAGCGATTTTTTTCGCAGTCGTAGCGACAGTGGTTGCAAGTGTGATTTTTGGTAAGGAAGATAATGAGGAGGACAAGTGATTGTACGAATGGCTGAGTAAGTATCAAGAGTGGGAACAAAAAATTGCTTTGCTTGATTGGGAACTTGAAACATACAAAGAAGAACTTGATAGATGGAAGAACCCCAATGACTTGGGAAGATATTCTTTGGTAAAAGAATCGAAGGCTAGTAAATTAGAGGATATTATAGATAACTTGGAGTATGAGCTGGCAGTGCAAATGAATTACCGCTTTGATCTGAGAAAGGTTATTTACTCTTTCAAAGGAATTGAGCAACACATATTGCGTATGAAATATGTTGAAGGGCTGACCCTACAAGAAATTGCAGATGAACTTGGTTACACGTACCAGTATATTCGAAAACATCATTCAGCCATTTTGAAAAAAGTTCAATTCAAAAAAGACTATGTTATCAAGGCTAAAAGCAACAATTAAGCAACAGCAACCATTGAAATAATGAATTATAATGGTATTAGTAAGATATCGCCCACAAGCACAACGGCATTCAACCTCCTTTTGATACGTAAAAATTATTCTGTGGGCGATACAATTTTAGGGTTTATAGTTATCCCGACTGCTAGTCAGCGAAAACTTGTTACATAGTATTTTTAGTCACTCATTGCGAGTGGCTTTTTATTTTGCAGAAAAGCGAGGTGGCAGACATAAACTGGACGGAACAAGAAATTGATAGGCTCAAAGATTTAATCAATGAAGGTTATACCAATAAGGAAATAGCAACTATATTATCAAACGAGTACGGAAGAGAGTTTACCAAGATTAGTGTAAAGAGCAAACGTCAACGATTGAACAAAGTAACGCCACCTCGCACCGTAGATGGACAATCAATCAACGAAAACAAACGATATAACATTGATGGCACTGTTTCTCAAGCTGAATTCGATGTGAAGATGGCTTTCTACCAGAAGGACAGTAAAACGCCAGAGGATATTCTCAAGTACAAGGGCTATGATCCGCAAGAGTGGGAAATATCTCAAGTAACCACTAATGAATGGACGACCACTACAGCGGATATCCAGAAATGGAATCAGCAGTTGAAGTTTGTGGTGAAGCCAAAGCATAAGGCGTTTAACGCATCTGCCTTCACCGAATCAATCGAGCCAGTAAAACTAACCTCTATAAAGACGGGTGACCGAAACTTATTCATTGGTTTGGCTGATTGGCATTTCGGTATCACTAAGCTAGAGGACTTACAAGATAAGCTAGCGAGAATGATTGAAGTTATCTCAAAAGGCTATAAGCAGATTGTTATTGGTCAGCTAGGAGATTTATTCCATAGCAGCCAAATTAAGAAGTCAGTCACAATGGCTGGCACACAACTAGATGATGTGGACATGGAGCAAGCGATTAAAGACGCTCGCTCCTTTTTTGACGTGTTGATTACTGAGTGTGTGAGACATTCGAAGCAAGTGACTGTGGAACACGCTGAAGGGAATCATAGCGGATCCATCGAGTACATGTTTCTCTTATACCTAGAAGCCAAGTACCCAGACATCCGAGTACATGCACATAATAAATACCGTCAAGCGTTCATGTTGGATAACGTGGCGATCATGATTACTCATGGACAGTATGGCAAGCGGAAGGATTTGCCGATGTTATTTGCTACTGAGTTTAGCGATATATGGAGTAAGGCAACTACAAGGGAGATAATCACAGGACATTTCCACACGCAGCAGACGAACGACTATCAAGGTGTGATCCATCGTCAATTAGGGACCATCAAGCCGAATGACAGCTACGAGATTGAGAATGGTTGGACGATGGGTAAGAAGGTGTTGCAGTTGTTTGAATATGATAGCGAAAGGTTGAGGGTGACCTATGACATCTAAAGGAGGAAATAATAATGAATAAAGAAAAGAGTGGTGGCTTGGGGTTCTTGAGTATCCTGACATTAATTTTTGTCGTTGCTAAATTATTTGGAGTAATTGCTTGGAGTTGGTGGTTAGTATTTACTCCAGTTCTAATTGGAGTAGGACTAACAATATTGATTTTAATCATTGCGGTGATTGCAGCCGCAGTTAGTGACTGATATGCATTACTATTACATCCAACTATCAGTAGGAATACTAAGGCATAAGAACATCCGACAAGCGGAGTTGAAACCTAAGCACACGTTGCTTGAATGCTATGGGCAGTTTAGTGACGAGTATATCGATCGGCATAGGCTGATATACATTGGGCATGGCTGGAAGAGTGATCCGCATATTGTGGAGAGGTTGAGGAGGTATGGATGTGATCAGTGTAAAAACCAAAGCTGATCGTGCTAGGTTTTATGGATCGACCAAGTGGAGAAATCTAAGGCAGCAAATACTTGAGAGAGATCACTATGAATGCCTGTGGTGTAAAGCCGAAGGTAGACTGACTACACAGCATGATTCGATACTGGAGGTCGATCACATCAAAGAGTTGGAAACAAATCCAGAGCTTGCGTTTGATCCAGACAACCTAAGAACGTTATGCAAGGACTGTCACAATAAGCGACACGATCGAATGAATTATCGTGGGCAACCAAAGAAAAGAAAGTGGGATGATGAATGGTGGTAGATATTATTCCTTGTCAATATTGTAACGGAAATAATGTCAGAGGTGGACTAGAACATTGTGGTGAAATAATTGTTGATTCTGGGTACGAAGATTGTTTCATAGATACTATGAATAGGAACCTCGTAGTTATTGGCGAGGACATTGGTCAGGCGAAGATAAACTATTGTCCTATGTGCGGTAGAGAGCTAGATAAGAAAGGGTGTTTAATGAATGAGTAATGATGAAAGAACATTTATTAAAGAAGGATCAGCAATTCAAAATCTAAATGAATCAAGACATGATGCCAGCGCTTGGATTCAATATGCAATTGATAAGTTGAATTCATTTAAGCAGCGAGTTGATGATGGTCATGTGATCATAATGGGTGGAGATTACAATGAAACTCATCCAGCGCCAGACAGAGAACAGGTAACGTACGATTACATCTCATTGTCGATCGATTTCGTGGAAACCAAATCCCAAAACAGGACCGAATAACAAACGAAAGTGGGGACTAACACACCCCCGGTCGAATTATTTCGGGGTCAAATCCCAATCTAGGGAACCGGTGGGAGGGGTCAACTCCGCAGATGTATTCATTATTTTTCACACAACCCCACCCCGGGCTAGAAAGGAAGTGATTGTATGGCAGATTTAAAAAAGAGAAATAGGCTAGTTGCTGCCGAAGAAAAGCGGCTAAGCAAATTGTTTGAAGATATTGACGAGGACAAAAAGAAAGTCGTATCTGGTTTAATTACACAAGCAGCGCGGTTGAAAATTCTTCTTGATGAGATGTGGGTTGATATTTCTGAAAAAGGCGACTATGAACTTTTTTCTCAGTCAGAAAATCAAATTCCTTACGAGCGTGAGCGACCGGTTGCGAAACAATATAATTCTCGTGATCAATCTTATCAACGCGTGATTAAACAACTCACTGATTATTTGCCGGCCGAAAAGCAAAAACCTGCTCAAAATGCCGCGTTGGATGGCAGTGATTTGTTATGACGATGTTGCAACCTTATTTTTTTGATGAATACGTTGATCTATATGAGCGAGGCATTATCCCATTTAACAAAGAACGAATACAACTGATTGATTATTTAAAAAAAGAAGTCCTGATTCGAGATGATATTTATTTCGATGATGAAATGATTCAAAAGTTTGTGCGATATGCTGAAAAAAACTTTTTCCCATTAGCTAAATATCAAAAATTTATCACACCTTTCATTTTCTGCTATCAAAAAGAAGATGACGAGGTGTTTTTTGATGAAATCCTTAACTCTATCGCTCGCGGAGGCGGAAAGAACGGTTTTATGTCAGCTCGTGACTCATTCTTTATCAGCCCTCTTTATGGCGTTAGAAACTACGATGTGACGATTACCGCAAACTCTGAAAAGCAAGGAAAAGTATCTTTTAAAGAAGTTTATGAAATGGTTCAAATGAACCGATTAGAAACGCAATTTTATCTTACAAAGATGGCTATAACCAACCGAGTTACTAATTCTATTTTTAGCTATCGTACAAATAATCCAAAAACAATGGATAGTGCACGTGACGGTTGTTTGGAGTTTGACGAGATACACCAATTTGAATCATCTGATTTAGTAGATATCCAACGAAGCGGACTTGGTAAAATAAAGAATCCTAGAACTTTTTATAATGGAACGAACGGACATGTGCGTGAAGGGTTTTACGACAAAATTCTCGAGAGGGCGCAAAAGATATTCAGTGGAGAAAATAAAAACGACAGGCTATTTCCTTTCATCTGCAAAATAGACACGATTGACGAAATGGACAATCCAAAAATGTGGTCAAAAGCTAATCCGATGTTTGAGGAAGATACGTCTTATTCGAGACGCTTATTTTCAACTGTTAAAAAAGAATATGACAAACTTCAAGAAGAGCCATCTGGAAGAAGAGAATTTGTCGTTAAACGAATGAACTTTACAGAAGGAGATTCGGAAAAAGATGTTACAACTCACGAAAAGCTAATGGCGACTAATCAACCTATACCAGATTTGAAAAATCATTCTTGCGTTGCTGGTTTTGACTATGCAAGCATTCGAGATTTCGCAACAGTCGGATTGCTTTTCAAGGAGGATGACAAGTACATTTGGTTTCAGCATAGTTTCGCAAGGAAACAGTTCCTGGATACATTTAAATTGAAAGCACCTATCAAAGATTGGGAATCCAAAGGTCTAGTAACCATACTTGATGAACCGTCTATCGACCCTCGTCATTTAGTGGATTGGCTTGTGGAAAAAAGGAAACATTACAACATTGAGATTGTGGCGTCTGATGGATTTAGAATGGATTTGTTACGGCCGTTGCTTGATGAGAATGAATTCGCTAATGAATTCTTCAGAAACCCAAGGGGAGTTCAAGCTAAAGTAGCGCCAATCATTGAAGATGGATTTGCAAATGAACGATTTATTTTCGGTGACGACCCTATGATGCGATGGTACACGAACAATACGTATATCAAAGAAGACAGTTTAGGAAACAGAACGTTTTTGAAGAAGGAGCCAATACGACGAAAAACAGATGGCTTCCACGCTTTCTTGGCTGCTTTGTACAAAAGAGAGTTGATTGCCGAAACTATCGATTATGATGATGCTTTTGATATGTTGGATGAGATTGAATTTTAGAAAGAAGGAATCACTTATGAAAATAGATTTTTTCGATGTAGGAGTTATACAAAAAATTGAAGTAGCATTGGGTTTTGAACTTTATCCTTGGCAAAAACAATATTTACAGGCTGAGGACATGGAGATTAATCCGAATTATAG